ACCTGAGACATTATTTTATGGTGATGTAGTTGGAATGACTTGGGAACAATGTAAAAATAAATATTTAAAAGAGGTAGGAAGATAAATGATAATTAAAAAGATAAAAGCTAAAAGTGGAGAAAAACCTTTAAATACATTAAGAAAAATATTTGGAAAGATTTATTCAGATGAAGAATTATTACAAAGATATTTAGAAGAATGGAAAGATAAAATATCATCAGACCATATGGTTGCTTTTTTAGAAGGACACTCAAACATTTATTCAATTGTTTTAGTAAACATATTATCAGTATTAAAGGATTGTTATACAAAATTAGATGAATATGAAGAAGGTGATGATGAATATAAAAACATTCAAGACACGATTGATTATTTAGATGCTATACAGAAACAGGGTTATTTGTATTTATGTATTGATGGACAACATCGTGTTGATTGTTATGAACGATACATGAATGATGAGTTTGTTATATTAAAAGACCTTTGGTGTGAAATTCCTCAACCAAAAGGTGTACCTGTTCCGTATAATTTAAAAGGTAAAAAGTTTAGTAAACATGGTGATTATGTTAAAAAATATATTTTAAATGAATATAATGTTTTATTAACATTAATTGAAACAGGTAATTTTGAAGATTTAGTAAAGGTTACAATTTATACTAACATTGGAGAGCCATGGAATGAACACGAAAGTAGAATTATTATACCATCTACCTTTGTTAGATTCTGTTTAAAATATTTAAATACTGATCCTCTTTTTAATAATGTATTTAAAAAATATTGTAATGATATGAATAAAAAATATTCTTTAAAGAAAAAAGGTATGTCAAGAATACTAACAGAATTTCTTGGATATTATTTTAATACTACACAAAATGAAATATATAAATGGCCAAAAGAAGAACAATTAAATAAAATGTGTTCGATAGTAGGTTTAAAAGGATTGAGTAAAAATAATTTAGATAATGGAAAAAAAATATGTTCTAAACATGCAGAATTAATAAATACATTATCTAAGGATATATCCATTAATAGAAGTCATATTTATAATTTATTTATTCTTTTATGTTGTTTAGTTAATCCAAAACATAAATTAAATACATATGATAAAAAATTAGTTATCAATGATAATAAAGGATTCATAGATTGGTTTATGAAAATGGAACTTAAATTAAGAAAGAAAAATAAATATATTTTAGACCAAGATGGTAATGTTATATTTGATCCAGCTGGTAAAAGAGATAAAAAAGGTAATATTAAAAGAGTTGAGAATCCTGAAGCATTTATAAAAAAATGTTCGAACAATGGGGAGAATGAAATTCAGATAAGATTGGAATCAATGTATGAAAAATTTGTAAATGATTACAATTCATTATTTGCAAAAGGTATTGTTGATTTTATTGAAGATGAAAAAGTATCAAAGAGTCAACGAGAAACTGTAGCTGTCGATAGTGATTTTACAACAAAGGATGGTGAAGAGTTATCTTTCGAAGACATATTTAAAAAAGGTAGTGAAATAGATATCGACCATGAAATAGCAACAGCTCTTGGTGGTGAACATAATGAGAATGAGAATATGGTATTAAGAACAGCTTCTAAAAATAGAAGTAAAGGTAAAAAGGTAGAGAAAGTTTAATGAACATATTTAATTTTACAGAACAAAAAGACAATGATAAAGAATACAAATATAAAGTATTAGTTTATCCTAACATAACTTATATGAGAGACTTGGAAAAAGATTCATATGTAGTTGTATTGCGTAATGTTATTAAAGAACTGAATAAAGTTCGTGATGATATTCATTGGACAATACTTTCACCTACAGAAGTTAAGAGTTTAATATTCCCAAACACAACACAATTACCAATTGAATTACCATCATATCCAAATGCTATGAGAACTCATTTCAATCACAAACAATTATTGAAAACTATTAATTGGAAAAAGAATGATTATGATATTGTGTATTCACATTTACCTGAACACACTTTACAATTATCAAATATGTTTGTTAACGAAACAAATATTAATCCAAAGTTTATTGGTTATTGTCATTGGTATGAAGTACCAGAGAATACAGCATATGCTAAATCAATGTTGATGCACAATATCGCTGGAACATTGGAAATGGAAGAGTGTGGTGTAAATACTAAATGGTTAAAAGATTTAATTATAGAAAAGTCTAAATTGATTTATACCAAAGATGTAACGGATAGATTAGAAAAAATTATACAACCACATTATCTTGGTGTTGATGATATTTCAACTGGACATAAACATAAACCTAAAACAATTTTATTTAATCACAGAGATAATGAATATACAGGTTATACTTGGTTTGTTAAACAAATGGATGAGTTGTGGGAGAAAAGACAAGACTTTAAAGTATATACAACACTTACAGATTTAGATAAACCTTACGCTGAAAGAGTTAAATTACATAGTAGAGATGATTATCTGAATTTTGTTCGTTCAATGCATATGGGTGTTGGTTGTTTTCAAAAATATTCTGCTTGGAGTATTTCAACAACTGATGGGTTAAGTCAAGGTGTTCCATATGTTCTACCAGACAAGATGTGTTATCCTGAAATGGTTGGAGAAAAATATCCATTATTATATAAATCAAATAGTGCAAGTAGTTTTAAAGATATGATAGAAACAATGTTAGATAAACCACAATTAAGAAATATTGCAAATGCTTATTTAGAACCAAAGCTTGAAGGATTCAGATGGAGTGAGAGAGTATTGAAATGGTTTGATGGGTGGAAACATATTGAAGATTTAAAACCAATGTCAGATACAGAATCATATAAAAGAATTTTAGATTTTATTCATAATAAAAAATCAGTAAGTAAAAAAGACATTCTAGAACATTTAAATTGGGGTGTTAGAATTTCTTTTAGTGAATATAGAAATAGATTAAGATTAGAAGATACAATTAAATTTACAAAAAATAGGTACGAGGTAAGATGAAAAAACTAACAGCAGAACAAATACAAATGAATTGGGAAACACTAATGGATGTTATTAATAAACACATTGGTGATGATAGAAAAGAAAACCTTATGAAGTTTTACGATGACTTCAAAGATAGAATGATGTTTGCACCAGCTAGTGCTAAAGCAGCATTTCACAATGCGATGCCGGGTGGATATGTTGAACACATTCTTCACATTGTGGAGAACTCTTTACAACTTAAAGAGTTGTGGGAAAAGAATGGAGCTATGATTAACTTCACAGATGAGGAGTTAGTCTTTGCAGCTTTACATCACGACTTAGGTAAGGTTGGAGATTTGGAACACGACTATTACATCCCACAAGATTCAGATTGGCACAGAAAGAATCAAGGTGCTATCTATAAACATAATCCATCTCTTCAGTATATGAAAGTACCTGATAGAGGATTATGGTTACTTCAACACTATGGTGTTAAGGTTACGGATAAAGAATATTTAGGAATTAAATTAACAGATGGTTTATATGACGAAGCGAATAAATCTTATTTGATGTCATACAATCCTGATTTTAATCTTCGTTCTAATATGGCTTACATATTACATCAAGCTGATATGATGGCTACACACATTGAATTTGACCAATGGAAACGGGGTGATAATGTGGAAGAACCAATAAGTACAAAAGTTCCAAAAACAAAAGACGAACAAAAACAAGTAGATAATCTCAAACAAAAGTTTGATGAGTTGTTTGCTTAGGAGATTATTATGTGGATAGGTTTGACAATATTATTTTTCTTAATTAGTATATTTACATCTTTATTGGTTTATTACTCTTTACGGAGAATAACACAATATGAAGAATTAATTTTAGAAATTCAACAAGTAATAAAATTCTCAACAGAAAAAATGAAACTTGTAGACTCGAAAGGACATTATGAATCCGATGATGAAACTGGTTTTTTCTTTGAACAATTAAAACAAATTCAATTATCTCTTGATGGGATATTTGAAGAGGAGACACAAAATGCCAAAAAAGAAAGCTAAAAGAAAACCTTACTTTGGAATAGATGTACAAGAAGCTATTGTAAGATATAATGCATTAGATCAACAAACACAACAATCCAAAAGAAATAAAATATATCAAGAAGAAATACATAAAGCTTTTGATAAGTTGGCTGAGAATATAATTAATACATTTAAGTTTACTTATTTTGATTATGGGTTTGTTGATATAAAACATGAAACTGTAGCGTTTATGGTAATGAATATGCATAAATATGACCACACCAAAGGTTCAAAAGCATTTAGTTACTTTTCAGTTGTTGCTAAAAATTATTTAATTCTACATAATAATAATAATTATAAAAAATTTAAAAGTCACGACACAGTTGAAGCATTAGACAAACATAGAAATTCAGATAAATTTAATGAATCTGATTATATAACTTTAACTGATGAAATTATACAATATTTTGATAAAAATCTAAATACTATGTTTAAAAAAGAAAGAGATTTAAAAATAGGTTATGCTATTATAGATTTAATGAAACAAAGAGATGGTATAGAAAACTTTAACAAAAAAGCATTATATATTTTAATTAGAGAAATGACTAATGTTGAAACTTCTCATATCACATCAGTAGTTAATGTTTTAAAAAAACACTACAAAAAATTACTTAATAAATACCACAAACAAGGTACAATTATGGTAGATACTTCGGGTTCATTCTTTTAAATTAAAGCACCATTGTGAAGATGGGTTTTTTATTTCATTTGATTTCTTACAAATTTAATATTTATATATGAATAAATACATCTAATAAGGAGATGTTATGGCAGATAAAAATGAAATATTTGAGGGTAAAACCTTTCAAGACTTAACAAAAGATATTTACGAAAATACTACAAAGCGTAAAGTTCAAATAGATTTGTTAATATCAGAAATACATGGATTCATTACAACCATAGATGATGTGGTTATGGTTGCTCCAATTATAAAAGAATATATGGATACAGCTGTTCGTAATGATGAACACTTAGTAAAACTCGCTGGTGTACTACAAAGAATTATTTCTAAATCACAAGGTGAATCGGATGAATCAATGTTATTAAGTGATGAGGAAAAAGCAGACTTAATGGGAACACTTCAAGATACTGTGGCTGATTTAGAAAAAGAAAGTCAAAGACTTGAAACAATAAAAGATAAAACAATTTCAAAGGGATTTTCGGAGAGTTAAATGGCAAGTAATTTTTTTATGAGTCCAATTAAAATAAAAACTTTTGGTGGTAAGGAAGTTAGTGTGCCTTTTTATATGCAATTTGTGCCGGGATATTGTATAGAAGTTGTTCATTCACCTGATAGTTCATATTATAAAGCTCCAAATCACATTAATACGATAATAGCTGTACCTCACCACACTAGTGATTTTTACAAAACAAGAAATTCAACAAGTGACGATAATAGATACTATCCATTATTTAGAACAACACATGATGTTCCAACAAAGGGAGATCCAGTTCTATTGTGTAATGTTGGTGGAATAAATTATTATATGGGCCCTCTAAATATGGATACCAACAGTCCAACATGGAATGATAATCAGTTTTTAAAAGAAGAGTTGAGTACTAATGCTCCATTTAATCAAGGAGCAACTCGTAAAAGTTTAACAGGTGAATCACCAACTTTTAATAAAAATGTAAAATGGAATAGATTAAGTAAATATAGTTCATATATGGATAAAAATTTAGGAAAAACTATAAATGAAACCACTGGTGATTTTTTGATTGAAGGTAGACATGGTAATAGTATTAGAATAGGTAGTAGAGATCAGAGTCCATATGTTTTTTTATCAAACAATAGATTTCATAGAAATACTTTGGAGTCACTTACCGATGGTAGTTTAATCACCATCACATCAGTTGGCTCATTACAGAGACACTTTGAGAGATATAAAAAGGATAATGTAAATACAAATGATGGTAGTGTAATTGAAACAATAAAATATGGGTTTACATTAGGATCAGATGACACAGATCCAGGAGACGAATATCTTCCTAAAAATTTTATGGGACAGATGGTTGCAAATGTTAATTCACCGGAGAGGAATATTGATAAATCAGGATTATATGACTATGAAACAGATCAAATATTATTTCACTCTGATAGAATTACCATAAATACAAAACTCAATGATATTTATATATCATCTAAAAAGGATGTACACATTGGTGCTAGAAGACATTTAACCATTTCAACGAGTGAAGATTTCATTATACAATCGGATAGATTTTTTCTAGGAGATCCATTTAATCAAAAAATGCAGGGAATGGTATTGGGTAATACTTTATTAGAAATGTTAAAAGAAATTTTGTCTGTAATGAAAAGTGCTCAAGGAATTTGTCAAGGTGCACCAATTCCATTAGCAGATGAAACTGGTTCACCCGGTGGTGTGAATCAAAAAATAACACAAATAGAACAAAGAATTGAAGAAATTTTAAGTAATAAACATATGATAGCATCAAACGAGTAGAGGTAATTATGAAAAACAAAAAAACAAATATGAGAACAACAATAAGACAAATCGTTAGAGAAGAAGTTGCAATGGCAATTCAAGAAGTAATAAATGAATTGAAACAGCCAACTCAATCTCAACCTACACCACAAAAGAAAATTGTTGAGAAAAAACAATATACGGATAATTCAATATTGAATGATGTATTGAATGAAACAGCTCAAGATGGTGATTGGAAAACAATGGGTGGTGGTGAGTTTACTACTGAAAGGATGAATGAATTAGTTGGAGGTCAATATGCTGATATGATGAATGATACTCCACAACAAGTTCCATCAGGTGACCCAATGGCACAATTTTTAAATAAAGATTACACAAAAGTTTTAGAAAAAACAAAAGAAATACATAATAGAAAACACGGAAAATCATAATGGGATTAAAACAAGATATAATTGATGCTAAAGTAGAAGGATTAAAAGCTTCAGGAGCTGATGAAGAAAAAATTGATACTTCAAATGGTAGTCACATAGAAGTAGAATCTGAATTAATAAAAGAAGCTATTGTTAATTTTTTAACATCTTGTGAATTTAGAATAACTCGATTAAATGCTAATGTTGTGGTTGAAAATTTCAACATACCAGACCAACCTGTTGATTTACAACCGAATACTTTACTTGGAGATAAAGCTCCAATTATTGATACTATAAAGAAAATTCCAGGAATTGGAACAATAGCTGAACCACTTGAACAAGCTTTAAAAACAGCCACTCAGCCTTTATTAAAAGGTGGATCAACTTTACCATCATTACAGGTTGACAAAGATGCTGGTGGATTAAATTCAACTGGATATGTTTTTATTGGATCTGATCCAGACTCACAAGATTCATTTGATGTTGAAGATGAAGATGGTCAAAGACAATTTACAACTGTAAAATTAATTAGGGAAGATATTGAGGAGTTATTATAATGGCTATAAGAGATACATCAAGAAAACCATATATTCAAGACAATGATGATAAAATAAAAATTGGTATTGATTTACCAATTCGTAGAGGTGATGATTTAGATGGATTTTTTGCAAGTACTTCAACAACTATAGAAGCTGTTAAGAATAATATAAGAAATTTATTACAAACAAATGAAGGTGAAAGATTTTTTCAACCAAATTTAGGTATGAATTTAAGATCACTTTTATTTGAACATATTAAAACTGAAAATTTAATTGGTGTTCAAAATGCTATATTGGATAAAATGGAATTATGGTTACCTTTTGTGGAGATAAGGGATATAGAAGTAGAATCAGCAGAAAGTAATTTAGTAATAGGTGCTAATGAAATTAGGGTTAAAATACTATTTAATATTAAACAAGATCCAAATACTTTGGATTCAATAACAATAAACTTTTCGAGTGATATAAACGAACAAGGAACATCAACTGGTACAGGTGGTGGATATTAATTGGAGATAAAAAATGTCAACATATGGTAAAGACAATTTTAAAGAATCAAATATAAATTATTTAAATAAAGATTTTAACTCATTAAAGTTATCATTAATGAATTATGCTAAATCTTATTTTCCAGATACATATCGTGATTTTAATGAAACCTCACCTGGTATGATGTTATTGGAAATGAACGCTTATGTGGGTGATGTATTATCATTTTATATTGATAAACAATATCAAGAGATGTTATTACCATTAGCTGAAGAGAGAAGAAATATAATCAATATGGCTAAGATGTTTGGTTATAAAGTTAAACCAATTGTTCCAGCCTTTGTTGATTTGGATTTTCAATCAACGGTAAATGCATCAACGGGTAATCCTGCTAATGTTGATTATTCAACCGCTGGTGTATTTGATCCAGGTATTGAAATTGCATCCGATGTTAATTCAGAAATAATATTTAAAACTATTGAACATATAGATTTTCAAATTTCAAGTTCATCTGATACAGAAACAATAGCTAATACTGATAGTTTTGGTATAGCTAATTCTTATACTTTAACGAGGAAAGTTAAAGCTATAAGTGCAACTGAAAAAACAACCACATTTAGAATTGGTGCACCTGAAAAATTTAAAAGAATCACAATACCAGACACAAATGTTATTGATATTGTTTCTTGTGTGGATTCAAATGGAAACAATTGGTATGAAGTTGATTTTTTAGCTCAAGATAGAGTTTCCATTGAAACTCATTATACTGATGATTTAACTAGAGTTGATGCTTATACTGATAGTGGGGGTTTACGCTCTTCTACAGCTGTTCCATTTTCTTTATCATACATTACAACGCCAAAAAGGTTTACACGGGAAACCAATGAAGACAATACAACATCATTGATTTTTGGTAATGGTGTATTGAAAGATGGACAAGTAGTTGATGAAAATTATATTGATATGGAGCAAGTTGGTATTGTTATTCCTGGACAAATGAATGATTTAGATGAAGCTGTAGATCCATTATTGGGTAATGAATATTCAACACTTGGTGAAACACCAAACCAAACAACTTTAACCGTAACTTATAGAGTTGGTGGTGGGCTAAATTCAAATATACCAACAGCTACCATATCAACAACACCAACAACACTTGCACAGAATGGTAATACCTCGGCTATTTTAACTAATGTTAGTAATCCAGCAGCTGCTCGTGGTGGTAGAGATCGAGAAGAAACTTTAGAAATTAAAGAGAAGGCTAAAGCATTTTTCGCAACACAAAATAGATGTGTTACTAAAGAGGATTATGAGGCTAGAATATTAAACCTACCATCAAAATTTGGTTCAATAGCTAAAGTTTATGTAACTTTAGAAACCAATGATTTAAGTCCAGAAGCTATGATGGTGATAGATGGAATAGATAATTATATTAATACTGCAGACGATGCACTTACTGATATTGGTCAAGTATCTGGATTGAGTGATAGTTACGCTGTACAATTCACAGAAGGAATGACTAACCAAATAAACACCACCATATCTTCTTTAAATTCTTTAAAACAAAGAATACAAATGGGATTTGATATTGAATCTTTTAATAATAATATGGATACATATATGGAGGCTACGGTTGATTTCGCATCTGAAATACCATTTATAAATCCAAACATACAAGATTATAAAAATTATGTTGAGGCTAGTCTGCAAAACTTATTAAATTTATATACAGCAAATGTAAACAATAATGTTCCACCTCAAGAGGCTTTGTTTAATTTTCATAATAAATTTGTGGAATTATTATATAACCCACTTCATCCATCTGGAGAAGGACCTCCAGGAACACTCCATCAAGCTTCTTTTCAAATACTAAATTTTGTAGCAACTAGTGGAACTATTCGACAGATTGTACCTGTTGACAATGATTTCGGTGTTCAAACCCCACCCTCAAATCTTTACACCGATTTACAAAGTTTACGAGCATCCCATCAAGATTTTTATCAGGGACTTCAAGAAGATTTAACACATGTTGATAATGCATTTAATAATTTATCTCAATATCATATGAATGATATTGTACCATATTTACCATCAACCTCTACAGCGACGATTGAAACACTAAATTCATATAGAGAACTGTTGAATCAAAATAGACCAAATCTTAATACATTAAGGGATGCTGATTTTTACATATCACCAGTTAACGCTTATATTTTGGGTTATAATAATAATAAGAACTTAGTTGGCAATCCACATTCTTCAGAACTTGGACTTGCAGCTTCAGATGGAATACCATTATCATTAATGGAAAACATTTCAACACATTTAAGTAATTTTTCAATTTTAACCGACACCATCACACTTCAAGATGGATATATTGTAAACTTTGGTGTATTGTTTGACATTGTAGCTGAAAAATTTGCAAATAAACAGGAAGTTAAATTAAGATGTATAGAGATTATTAAACAATATTTTAGAATAGAAAAAATGCAATTCAATCAACCAATTAATAAAAGTCAATTAGAATATGAATTGATGGGAGTGGAGGGTGTTCGTTCCATTGGACATGTAACACTTACTCAAGATTATGATTATTTTTATCATGAAGGAGAAGGTAATGGACAAACATTAACCGCACCAACATATACTTATTCATTCAGTAATACAGGAATAGGAGCTGATTTAGATGGTGATGGTGAGGAAGATGGTGGATTTATAATTGCTAGTGGGGGGACACTCGGTTATGGGTATAAATATGATTTTGCAACTGCAATGTCAGATGATGAATCAATTATTATACCACCAAATGTTGCAACACCAACGGTTTTTGAATTAAAAAATCCAAATACAAATATAAAGGGGAGAGTTAGATAATGCATCATTTTATTTTTCCAACACAAGACACTTGGATTTCAAGTGGTTCATCAACAATAACAGGTGAATCTTTTAAAGACCAAAACTTTGGAAGAGACCAAATACTTGAAGTCAAAAAAGAATTTTTTAATGCGACATTTAATCATCAAACTAGAGCTTTAATAAACTTCTCTGGTACGGAGTTTACTGAAATGTCAAAGTCAATTGTTGACGGAAGTATTTCATCAAATGCAAAATACTTTTTAAGATTGTTTGAAGCGGAGGGTAATTCGGAGATGACTGAAGAATATACTTTATCCGCAAATCCAATATCAGAATCGTGGGTTGAGGGTACTGGTAAGTTTGGTGATAATCCCAAAAATACAAATGGATGTAGTTGGAAAAATCGTAGTAATCCTTTAGGGGGCACTGCTACAAATTGGAATAAAACTGGTAGTTTTAGTATAGGTAGTGGGTCTTTTGGAACAGGTAATATTGATTCCGATGGTGGTCCTACTGTAATCACTGGTAGTGGTAATAATGCAAATCAGTCATTTTCAAATGAATCACCTGATGTTAATATGGATGTAACTGATATTGTTAATAATTGGTTAACTGGTTCAACTCCATCTAGTTTTAATGAGAATTATGGGTTTTTATTAAAATTTAGTGGTAGTCAAGAAACAAGTTCAAATCACTTTGGACACCTTAAATTCTTTTCAAGAAACACACATACAATTTATTCTCCAAAATTAGAAATTAGATGGGATGACCATATAGCCTGTAGTGGTTCAAATACAGGTTCATTAACTGAATTAACAATGAGTGGATTAGCTGATAACTTTTTATATATGAAAGGGTTGAGAGAAAGTTATAAAGTTGGTGAACGAGTTAAGTTTAGAGTTGGAGCTAGAAAAAGATATGTTCAAAAAACATTCAATACATCGGTTCAAACCATTACTGGTTCATTCATATCTGAAGGTAGTGGTTCATACGCAATTAAAGATGTTGCTACTGATGAGTTCATTGTACCATTTGAAGATAATCAAGATACAAGTTATACAAAACTTAGTTGTGATAGTGATTCAAATTATTTTATTCAATATTTAGATGGATTCTATCCTGATAGGGTTTATAAAATATTATTAAAGTTAAAATATGATGATGGACAAGAACAAGTGTTTGATGATGATTTTGAATTTGTAGTTAAAAGGAAATAAAAAATGGCTGTTACAATAGAACAATTATTGGATAGAATATCCGATGAACTTATAATGAAAGAAATCGTTACTCCTGGTATTGTAGAAAGTAACCAAAAAGTAGTTAGAAATGGTTTAATTCAATTGGGTAGAACACAGAATGATGCATTAGTTTTGTATCAAAGAGATGAAGAAGCTAATGAAGCAGATTTATTATTCACCCCAAATGAGGGTGATGAGATACAAACATTACAGGAAATAACCCAAATAATTGAAGATGGTGATATTAGTAATGTTGGGGTATCAATACAAGCAACTGAAACATCATATACAGTGTCAATTAGTTATAATGGTGAAGATTATCCAATTGATTTTATAGTCAATCCTGATAATAATAACCCATTAAATGTCAGTCAATTTATTCCAATTAAAAAACAATCTACTTTTGTAAATCCAGAACAAGCTAATGAGTTTTTAGATACAACTATTTTTGAATTATTACCAACTGGTGATACGAGACAAGCTAGAATTAACAGATTTTTTCAAGAGTTAAATGCATTGTTACCTCCATTTGGTCAAATACCTGATTTTGGTGCTCCTGTTGAAAGAGGTGAAGATGGTGATTGGGTTGGTGAAGAACAATATGATTTAGACAATAGTATTGTATCAGCTCAAAACAATCCAACAGAAACAACCATAGATGAAGAGGATGCTTTTATTCATAGATTATCTGAAACTACTAATGATACAAATTCGGGTAAAACAATTGAGGATATTTATCAAACAATTCTTCCATATTTAACTGATATATTGGAAAATCCAATCGAAGCAGATGATGGGAGACCAGAATATGAAAATCAATCCAGTGGATATTTACAATTTAGAAATTTAAATCAAGGTATTATAATTAGAAATACGGATAAATCATTTGTTGAAGGTTTAGATCCGGATAATAGAACTTATTTATCAACTGGTTTTACCATAACAATGTGGGTTAGATTTTTAGATAAAGTATCAGAGGGGACATTGTTTAATTTTGGTAATCCAACACGAGGTGATGAAACTGCATTCGGTTTTAAATTAGAAACCTATGTATTGAATAAAGATGACCCTAATCCACATGGTGGTCATGATACTTGGGGTGAGTTTGATATTTATTGTCAAGAACGAGTAATCAATCCTGGAACAAATGATATTTATTTACCAAGATATGAAAATTCAAACATCGCTCGTTATGTTAGACTTGTTGTTAATGATAATGGAATATTAAGAGATTCACATACTGGTGTAGGTGGTGGAACTAAAAGAGGCACGATACCAATTATTGGTGGTGGAAATACTGGAGATATAGCATTAGCCCAAACAACATTCATACCTGAAGATTTTCAAGAATGGTATTTCATATGTGCAACTTTTAATCCTGGTATTGATGAACCAAATTCTTATCCAGATGCTGATGATGACATAACTTTTCCAGAGGGTAATACACAACCTGATCCAGAAGGTATAAATTTAAGTCATAGTACAAACTATTGGTTAAATCATATTAACCCAAGCACTACTGATATGGAATTAACTGATAGGTTTGTGAGTCACTCATCATATGGTAATAGATGTAAAGTAGAAATTATTTCACGAAGCGATTTATTACGAGCTCGTGGTTTTAAGGTGTAAACAATGCCATTTGAAAGAGAACAAAAATCAGACAATTTTGGTGTTTTTGATGGAGTTGAACCTGAACAAACATTACTTAATCCCATAGATGTGTTTAGTGGAATAGAAATAACTTCAAGTTTTCAAAATACATTACAAGGTTTTACAAATGCTGATTCAGATGATAGAATAGCATTGGGTATGTTTTATTTTGAAGATGAAAACATATTAAGTAGTAATTTTCCTGATATAATTTCAAACACTTTGTTTAGACAGATTCCAATAACAAATTTAATTAGAAATGGGGATTGCAAAAATGTTTCTAAAGTTATACATAATTTAAATAATCAAATACTTGAATCATCAGGTTTAGACATCAGCTTTACGCCACAAATAATTAAACCACAAGGTGGTTGGGGTTATTTGGCACTAGATGGTATTAAAAACCCACAAAATATAAATACTCCAAGAGATGAATCATTCATACCATTCTTTTTACAAAGTGGAGAAGAAAATTCAGAATTAACCAACAGTCCAACCAATCCTGTTGGATTTTCATATCATCATTTATATCCATCATCTGATGTGGGATATGGTGGTTTTTTAGCCTATTTAGCTTTACCAGGTGGATATTCTATACCCACTACAATAGGGTCTCAAAACCTCTTGCAAGATTATCCAAATCTTGAAGAAAAATTAGTTAAATGTAATCTAAATACATTATTAGGTCCTAATGAAGGTAATGATTTGTATGATAGTCAATTTGGTAATGTAAACCACCAGGGTTCTGGAAATTATGATCAATTAGTACCACCAATAGCGGGTTGGATTAAAACTCCTATAGCTTTATCAAATAATAAATGTTTAGTGTTTGATAGTGTAAACTATTGGACACAGGAAGCAGCGACTCAATGGAGTGAACTTGGTTTATTAGACACCGGACCACCTAACCAAATGCCAATATATCCTTTTGGTTTTCCAGTTTATTCTACAGGATTTAGTGATACTGATACGGTTGAATTTTATATAAATCCATTTGAGTCACTTGGAACTCCATTACTTGATCCATTTGGCGTTACTGTTGATAATCATTATAGAACTTTAAATCAATATCAAACAATATTATCATCACAAGATAGTGCCAATAATAAACCAATAAATCCATTTACTAGAATGAAAGTTAAGTTTCAAATGTTAACCATTCAATTAGAAAATCAATCACCAGATGAAGATGGTGGGGGTGATATCGCGATATTACCACCCGACTTTCCAGATGATCCAGGTGATTCTTCTTTTGAATATCCACCATCAACAGTTCAAACACCCTGGATTGAAGCTGGTATAATTTCTGAAAAATCTCCAGACCAATTACAAACCGTACAAGGTGTTGCGGTTGGTGGATATCTTGATGATAGTAAAATTCAAGTTAGACTTAATGAGATTATTGCATCATGGACTATGACTAACTACCCCGCGGGTAACCCATATGGTCTTCCATATGGTTTTAATAAAATATTGTTTTACAATCCCAGTGATTATGGAAGTGCAGACCAACAGCCTCAAGGTCCTCAACCTATTTTTGATTTTTATCATCCAAATGGAAAAGTATTTAAAGTTGATATGACTGAAGGACTTGATGGGAATTTTAATAGTAATGGTCTTCCAACTGATGAAGCATCTAAATCGATTTTAGAACAAAGAGGATTAGTTCGGTCGAATTTAGGTGATTCAGGTGGTATATATGTTTTTAGAGATGATTTTGATGGATATGGTGAAGATAGTATGGAATCACGAAAACAAAGAGGTGCTTTTTTAATGTATGTGGGTTCTGATAAAAGTAGATTTCCTAACATGCGTGACCTACACCAAAAAGACTTCCTTGTTGTTTACTATGATCCTTTTGATACACCGGGTGAACATCCATATTGGGTTTATGATGATGGGAAACCATATGGAGAAGATTCTGATTTTACAGATGCAGATTTCAATAATGTATCTAATTTTTGGGCAAATCAAACAATTGGTGGTAATCCTTTAGATTTTATGAGTAATTCTACTACTGACGGAGCATTTAAGGATATGAAAAATACAAATCAATTTCAACCAAATGAAGATGATTGTATAATTGCAAAATTAGTTGTTAACGATTATGATGCAAATCTTGGAAGTGGTTTTAATTTAGTTGGTGGTAGTCAGATGACAAAACAAGATTCACAGATTTATACTAATGTAGGTGATCCGGGAAATCTTAGTCCTTTATTACCAACAACATATGAATCTGAAGACATACTACTTCAAGAACTTGGAGTTGATGATTATGGTAATTTATCTGAATCTTTATTTTTAGAATATTTTAGAGCTCTAAATTATGATGACACTCAATCTTCAAATTATCCTGGCCAGGATAATGGTTCATTACCATATCCACCTGATCATTTAGATTATTTATATGAATGCATTCAGATTGTTGCTGATTATTTACAACCAGTTAATGATGGTGACTACAACTTTCTTCTTTATATATTATTAGATCCAAGTGCTGTACCTGGTGCCTTGTTTTCCTGGCCAGGTGGGACTCCAGGAGATCCTGGTGATTTTTTAAGGTTATTAGTTCTTTATTATTTAGGGATGCCTATCACAAACGCCTATCTGTTTGGAGGTGATATCTCAACTTTAAATAAACCTAATTTTTTTAAACCAATAGGAAATTTTAATTCTTCAAGATATTTAAATCCAAATTCTGAACCTCGACAAACCTTAGAAAATCAACCATTCAATTTTTCGGCGATGAATAAATTTAGAAATACTAATGTTGGTATATGGGAGGAAAAAGAATTTTCTTTTAATTTAGAGGGAGAAAATGTCTCAGATTTACATTTTTTTATTCAAGCAGGATATGGTTGGAAATACAATCAAGGAAGAAATAGAGTTTATATGGATAACTTTGAAGTTTATGAAATGCACGATTTCGTTCCAGATTGTGATGTAAGAAAGAAAAAAAGTAGTGGTGATTTTGGTATAAGTGATTTAACAAAATACTATGATAAAAAGCTTCAAACTGAAGAATTTAATGATACAACTGCACCATTAGAAGCACAATTTTATTTTTATCCACGATATCCAAGTGATGATGTTTTCCAACCAAGAACACCAGTTTATCAAGATTTTAAAAAAGGTTTGTTTTATCTTTATGATGTGGATTGGGGTGATGGTACTGTAAAAGAATTTACAACTGAACCTACAATGATAGATGAGGAAACAAGTTTATATCACACCTATGAAAAAAGTGGAATTTTTGAAGTTACTGGATATATGTTAAGAATGAAACCAGATTTCAATGATGAACCAATTGGTATAATTCACAGCGAAAAGTTTAAATTAAGAATTAATGTTAATGAGGCATTGGATGAAGATTTTACTTATTTTGGTTCTGATGGTTTTTCATTCATTCCTTTTAAAAACACATTGCCTGTAATTGGTGGATATTCAAAACAAAGCTCTTATTTTAAGTCTATAGAGAGACAATTGGGATTCATTGATGATAATACAAGAACATTTGTAAAATTCAAAAAACCATCCGATAAATTAAAAACAGAAAAAGCTTTATTGAATATGGATTTAACGCGTGAAAGTGATTTTGAAATATTACCTCCATACCAAATACCAAGAAGTAATGTGGAACAGACAATTCAACCTGATACAGATAATCCATTATTTACATCACCGGAGTATTTAGCCACTTTACCATTTCCACAATACTTTGAAGAATTTGATATAACTGGTAATGGGAATGTTGATGCCTTAGATTCTGTTCAATGGGTAAATGTAGGAAGACCGGATATAGCTGAATGGATAACATTTAATAATACAAATCAAACAGAGGAATATTTAAATCTAACTAATGGTAATGGTTTAGAACAACCACCTGAAAATTTTTATCCTACTCCAATTACAATTCCATCTGAACAAGTTACAACAGGTCTT